CGCCTAACCCATTCCTTGAGGCTATGTCCTCCAACAGGCGTAGGGTCTAACAGCCTAGCCATGACCAGCGTATCCCACACAGGTACATCAACATCAACCTGCCAGCAATTCTTTAAGACGGGCTTGTCGAAGAAGACTATGTTGTGACCCACTACGCCATCGGCAGTAGATAACATCTGCTTCAATTCTGCGCTGTCGAACGTGAGACTTCCATTTGGACTCTCTGTTTTCTGAACCCCTGCACACCATATCGTATCGTGTGAAAGATTCGTTTCCAAGTCTACTGTAATCATAACCATGATCCTCTAACGTAACAATTAATTCACCAATCTTGCTCATGCGTAATGTCTCCTTGAATGATGCCTACTATATCCTCGTCCTTATCGTCGAGGTCATAGGCGATATTGTAACAGATGCCACAGAGGTCAGCAAACTGCCTACTCTCTGGCGCTCTCAATGCCATCTCAAACTCAGTCATTATCTTATCACAAGCAGCGCATCTCATAATATCTCCTCCAAATCTAGCACCTCTGCCATACGCCCAGTGTCCTGATCATAGCGCACTGACGTAGCCATCCCTGTCTCACCGCTGAACCTGTTCTTAAGTACCCTGATGTGGGTGGTATTACGCTGCTCTATATCTTCAGCCTGACCATTGCGTTCAAAGCCTAGCACAATGTCACTGAGCTGCGCGATACTAGCACTGCCTCTGAGATCAGACAGTGACGTAGCTGCACCTTCCTCGTGACCCTTACCTGCTGGCCTACGAAGATGCGACACTAGGAACAATGCAATGCCTGTCTCCTGCGTCAGCATACGAAGGCGGGTCATCACCTCATCGATAGCCTTACGCTCGTCACCATTCTCCTGAGCAGACACGATGATAGACAGGTGATCTAAGAATACATACTTACAGTCATGTGCCTTAGACAGATACCTAACCTGACCTACGATATTCTCCACACTGGTAGAACCAAAGTGATCGTAGAAGAATAGCCTATCAGTACCCAGCGTAGCGTTGAATGCATCACGCCTCTCTTCCTCAGTCGATTCGACAGTTGGAATGTGCAGCCTCTTACCTGAGTGCAGAGACATCAGAGACTGCGCTGTCTTGGTGACAGATTCCTCTAGGAATATACAGCCTATGTTGTTCTCTGAATTCTGCAAGACATGATACAGCACCTCACGCATAACCTGAGACTTACCTACACCACTACCTGCTGTCAGTGTTACAAGCTCGTAGCTACGTATGCCATAGGTGAGATCATTAAGACCAGACCACGGATACTGCACCGATGCTTTCTCCACTGGCGTATTCACTGCATCCCATAAACTCTTACCTGCAATGATACCATCAGGTGTGTGAATCTCTGCTGCCCACCATGCTGCCTTGAAGTCATCACCACGACAACGCTCAAGGTATTCATTAGCATCCTTGAAGTCAGGATGATGCTTGACAATCCTAGCCTTACCAGCAAACAGAGATGCCACTTCCTTGGCGGCAGTCTGCCCAGCCTCGTCAGCATCGAAGCATACAATGATGTTGTCGAAACTATCCAGCCACTCGTACTGATCCTTACAATCCTTCAGTGCTGACTGCGCTCCATTCTTAATTGATACAGCAGGGTACTTACTGCCGCTCATCTGATAGACAGATGCCGCATCATACTCACCCTCAGTAATGGTGACATACCTACCGCCCTTACTGAACAGGTGCTGCCCGAACAAAGCACCATCGCCCCAGATACCGAAGCTACGCTGGTTGTCCTTGCTACCTATCCTAACCTTCTGAGCGCATACGAGACTGTCCTTGTCTCTGTACTCAAAGATAATGTCATCAGCATCTACACTGATACCATACCTCTCGCACGTTCCCTGAGTAATACTACGCACCATCTGATGCCTACCCCTACCTACTTCCATACTAGTTACTCCTATGTTATCCGTTATAACATTGTTATAAGACTCGCCTGAGTTGTACCTATCTCCGCAGCTGAAGCATGTAGTCCAGCCATCGTGATTGGTAGATGCACCATCGCTACTAGCACACCTGTCGCATGAATGGTGAGTCCTCGCCCATCCGCTACTCATCTACAGCCTTCCTATGCAGGGTAGGATACGCAGCAGCTAAGCTGGCTATAGCCTCCCACCTAGCCCTCTCCTCGTCAGCTGTCTCGGCAGCCTTGAGAGAGTCAGACAGTATCTTCATTATCAAACCATATATATATGCACTCATAGCATATCTCCATCTGGTAAATCAAACAGGTCACCCATCTCGTCAGCAACCTCCCAATCAGTGAGCGCAATAGGCTCAACAAAGTGATAGACAAAAGCATCGTCATTATCATCAGGTACATGAGGATCAACCACACTCCACCTCCTGCCGCAGCTCGTCATGGTACTGCTCAACATAATCTACAGCACGTATATGTAAAGCACCAAATGCATCAGCCACTAGCGCACCCATACGGGGGTAATCTTCATCTGCTAGTGCAGTTACAACAGCCTGATGGTAGTCATCTATATCAGACATACTCTCAAGGTACTCACCAATAAAAGCCTCAGCCAACACCATTGGGTCATCACGCAACAAGTCCAGCGTGTATGTCCAAGCAGCATCATGGCGCTCCTGAGCAGTCGATAGGTAATCGATAGACGGGAACACAACCTCAGCAACCTTACGATCAAAGCCTCTAAATATTACAGTCATACAATTTCTCCAGTTGAGTTGACATGCTACAGCATAAAGCACAGGATGTCAAGCTATAATTTACCCCTAAGAAACTGAGAGGATAACCTATCAGCCTTAGTCTCAAGGCGTTTGATACTACCAGCAACGCCCTCACGCCTACGCCTAGCTGGACTAGTCTTAGACAGATCAATGGTGCGTAACTCGTGATCAGTAAACTCGTCCTTACCCCTCAGCCTACCATGCAGAGTGTTAGCATGGAGGCCGGTGATAATGCTGATAGCCTTGAGAGAATACTCAGCACCTGAGATCATACGCTCATGCGTAGACCGATTAACTACCTGTCGTATACTCATAACTCTTGCTCCTCGTTTAGTCCTCTATTTTCTAAGCCTTCCAGAAAATCTATAACGTCATCGACGCAATCGCTGATGGTTATGTCAGTCCCATCGTTATCCTTTGGTAGTTGGAGGATTTCTTTGCTTAAAGCTCTCCGTAGATCATACATATCGCATAAGGCGCTGTCTAATTTGTTAATGTTCATAGCTCCTGCTCCTCTAGTATAAGCTGCACCTTCTTATCTATAGCCATGCAGATAGGATTGGCTGACATATCCGACATACAGATCATTGGATCACCCTCACTACCATTGGCATAGATCAGATAGAACCAGCCGACACCCTCGCCAGCAGAATCACAAGGAATAATTATATCCTCACCTGATTGAGACATGGCCTCAAGTATCTCCGCAAAGTCACGCGACTCCACGAGACAATCATCCTCACCATCATTGACAGTCACAGAATACCCTGCGTCCAGTATCTCCCTGATCAAAGTATGGCAGAGCATACGATCATAGATGTTACAATACTCAGGATAGTTCGGTTCAAACTTCAGTGAATAACTCATACATTACTCCTTAATCATCTTACTATAGGGGAGGCCGTCACAGACAACTGCACCTCGTTAAGTATATCAACAACCATTCCATTGAGATCATCACAACTAACCTTGTCGGAATCTATGTCACCAAAACTATTATCTAGGTCATCAACCCGACTAGATAATTCGTACAGCTCAGACTCCACAGTATCAAGGGTATCCGTTAGGTTATCCACAGTGGTATCGATAGTATCCAGCCGCTGCAATACATCGGGATACAGAGAGCCTGTAGGTATATGCTTAGCAATCTCCTCACGAACAGCCTTAGCAACCAACTCACGCACCCATACTTCAATTACATTATTTAAATTATCCATTACTCTGCCTCCTCTGGCATTTGTTCAGTTATAGAATCACATATCTCCAGTGCATCGCTCAACGCTTTCTCACCTTCCTCATGCCTACCTGTTGACAACATCATCAACATAAACTCCAGCTTAAACCTAATTGCTTCGCCTTTAGTCTTCATACCATCTTCTCCCAATCAGCGGGTGTCAAACCCGTCATAAGAAATTCACGTTCATCAACACTCAGGTTAGGCATAGCATCTTGAATAAGCATACCACCCTGCCATCGTGAAATCTGAACAGCAGTTACATCAACATCCATTGTATTAATCATGCCCGTCATGGGACTTGTCATAGTAATAATCATATCAATCTCCTCTGTTATAACAATGTTATAAGGTTATAGGTTTACAACATTAATCTTATCGTACTTACTTACATAGCGATTTGCAAGC